ATTCAGGTATCACTGCAACGAGTGTAGAAATTCTTCCCTCTTTAAGGTCAGCTGCCACTCCATTGGTTGCATACGCATCAGAGCCACCTGCTGTGACTTTACATTTGTATACTCGCAACTTTGATGTTAAAGCTGCTTGCCATGAGAGTGTTTTTCTCACGTTAGCGTTTCTCCAATCTTCTGTGCTGATTGTTACTGCCATATATAATCTAAAAACCTTACATATATAAAGTTAATGTCTTATTTAATTCTTAATTAAGGGTATATTCTTTAGCTAAAAGTAAAAAGTTAATTAAGTTAGCTAAGCTAAGTTAGTTAAGTAAAAATAAAAAGAAAGGGGGTAGTTTGACTAAAGTTTAATATCTCTAATCTTACCTTGAGATTTAAAGTGACGACATACAGTTTCACCCATTGTACGATAAACACCTTTTTCAATAAAGGCATTGTTGACGAATGGATAGCCTGCTGTTCTTCTTGTAGCCTCGTAATATTCGGTTGGAATTGCGATTTGTATTCCGATTCTTGGATATCCGTAACCTTCAGCATCAGATGTATCTAATGCAAATAGTCTACCGATTTCTGCTGAGTCGGAGCCGTTACTTGGTGCATCCTTTGATGGGATGAATGGGATTCCATAGATTGAATCTACGTGAATTCCTACGCCAGTACCTTTGAATGTTTGAATTCCGTTTACGTCTATTTGAACGAGTTGTTCTCCATATGGATTTGGAATACGGACTGATGGCATGTATAAGCCTTGAATTTCTGAGTACACTTCGTGCGAGCCCAAAAATACGTTAGGATCTTTACCTGCTGCGATACGGATCTTTCTTAAGAAAGTTCTTAATGTATCATCAGTTAAAACTCCGTTTGTTCCGATTGTTCCAGATGCAGATTCTACAGTACAATCGAATGTACTTGAACTGTCACGATCAATCGAAGCGTTTGCTGCCCAAGGGTCATAATAACCATTGTGTGAACCACCAAGTGCATCCTCTTCAGCATCAGAGCTGATGATTCTGTCTAGTGTTTCAAAGTTAGTGCTACCAGCATTATTGCCACTTGCACCTGCAGCTTCGCTTTCTACGTCTGCGAGAAGCATTCTGTTGAGGAACTCTTTGTGCTGAACTGCCATATACAATCGTAGTGAACCAAGTCCACCCCAAATGTCGTCTTTACTGTGAGTTGCTAACCATTCCATAACTTCAGATGCACTAAATGGCAACTGGGCTGTTTTTGGTCTGATGTCAATCTCTTGTAAAGTTGGTTTGGCTGTCTCTGCAATATTTCCACCTTCTGCTGTACCACCTAAAGTTGTGTTACCGTTAGAAGTAGTCAAGGTTGGTTTGGCTGTTATTGCCCTCCATCCAGATTTATCCCAAGGTACTTTTGGTAGTATTCCGAAAGCGTTTGCTTCTAAGTTCAGTTGTGCCCATGCGTATGCTCCAAAGATTGCGTTGAATACGCCAGTAGTACTTGTAGTAACTGGTGCATCTGCTTTTCTGATTAGGTTTCTATTATAACCATAGTAGAGAGCTTCCAGTTCGTCAATAGTTCGTATTTGAGCCATTTTAGTACTGACCTACCTCATCTGCTGTTGGTGTGTAATAATCACCTTTCAAAATCTTTTGTGCGACTTTGTTTAGACCATCATAACCATTGTCTCTTGCATCTTTCAAAACCATACTTAAATCAGGTACTTCACTTGATTTATTTACAGATTCGATTGCTGCATTTGGACGTGGAGTCTCTGTAGTGAAATCAAAGTTTGATTTCTCTTGCATAGATAGTCCACTATCGTCACCTTCTGGTTTATCTTCACCAGATTGATCATCATCTAAACCTGCTTGGACAGAGTTAGATTGCATTGTATCAGGGACGGTAACATCTGCTCCGATATCTTCGGAATCAGTTGTTGCTGGT